TTCTTGAGCTTCTGCCGTATCTGCTGCTAACTCTGCTAACCTTCCTTGTTGTTGTAGCTCTACCAACTTGGCTTGTGCTTCGGCTTTGGCAGCTGGATCGGGAATAACCTTATCCAGAATTTTCATTCCTACGCCAATAATATCGTCTATTCCAAACATATCTACTCCTTAATACCCCAAGTTAAATACCAAGCAATTAATGCTGCAACTGCAAAACAATACAACTGTACCCGCCTTACTGCCTTAACATCATGCTGGTATTCTTCGTTGTCTTTTCTTTGAAGATTCTCAATATCCAGCTTAATCTTTAATACCGCATCCCATTCTTTAGCACCGTACTTCTTAACAAAATCTATTTTCAGTCTAGCCTCCTCATCGGAGATTTGCTTCTTATGTTTCCATGCTTCAAGCGCTTTAATCAGCGCCATTTCTTTTCTTGCTTCTGCTTCCCGTCTTGCCCTCATTCTTTCTTGGGCTTGATTTTGGGCTACATCTATTCCGTCTTTTTGGATTCCTTCAATGCTTTTGGACAGCCCTTTACTGGCTTCTCGACTTGCATCAAGACTGCCGCTAAGAGTTTTTACTCCTTCGGTTAAACCAAACGGATCTGCCATATTCCACTATTTGCACCTTTTTAAGTCTTGATAATAAAGTTAATACCGAGGTAAGGCGGCAAGTTAGCGTTTGTACCAGAAACACCCGCAGTAGAGTTAGATACAGAAATACCTGTTGTTTTAGAGTCGGTATAAGCACCATCAACACCAATAGAAGCACCGCCTGTACCTACCCAGTTAAAGTAAGGATTTGTACGAGTATTAACAGTACCTGAAGCAATATTATGAAAGTGTCCTGGATCTGTAACTGTAGCCGTATGGGTGTGGCTAACTACAACAGAATCTGCGCTACCACCCGTGGTTCCAACAGTTGTACCGTAAGGCATACGGTTGGTGTAGTTAGGTAAGTTAAATGTAGTTGTTCCGTCACCAACACCAAAGGTTGTGCCAATTACCGCAAAAAGTGCGGAGTATGTTGTTCTACTCACCGCAGCACCAGCACAAAGTAACCAGCCAGTAGGGGCTGTTCCAGTACCCCACATAATCAAACCACCAGTAGGTGCGCTATTGGCTAATGCAAAAGCAGTTGTAGCTAGTTGAGTTGTATTGGTTCCTGCTGCTGCGGTTGGTCCTGATGGTATGCCAGTAAACGTTGTTGTTCCAGTAACGGATAAATTGCCGCCAACAGACATATTTCCTGTATCGGTTAAGCCAGTAGCAGTTAAAGTTCCGTTTACTGTAAAGTTTCCAGCAGAACCTGTTTGCGAAGAATAAAAGTTTGTACCATTACAATAGACTTGGGCAGTAACTCCGTTAGGTATAGTCACAACAGATCCTGAAGATGCTCCAATAGTAATATCATAACCACCAGTAGTGTTATTAGTAACAATATAAGTTTTGTTAACTAATGGGCAAATGATCTGTCTAATGGCTGAATTTGTGCCGCTAACCACTAAAACTGCATTTCGTGCCTCATCAGAAGCCCCGTTATAACTAGCTAGAGTATAGTTAGCATTGGTCATGGTAATGGCTTGTACGCCAGTAATAGCCTGTTCTATTAAAGTTCCCAAATTGGTATTGGTAGTATTGCCCCAAGTACCAGATTGGTCCCCGCTGCCGATAAGTTCTAGTTTTAAACTAGTTGAGTATGAAGATGCCATAAAATTCCTTATTGAATGTTATTAACTTGAGTCCAAATAATGGTTTCAGAATTGTCTATTTGGGTCCATCCGCTGCCTTGAACGTTGTTAATAGCAACCCAGGTTACTGTTTGATCGTCAACAATTTTAAACCATCCAGTATTACCTTGGGTATTTAAAAACGCAATTGACTCAGAAACATTTCCGTAAATCGTTTTTATAGCGTTTATAGAATCTGCCAAAGTAATGGATTCAGAGACTGAAATATTAAAAACTGACCCTGCAATAGGGCTATCAGCTACAGTAATGGTTTCTGTAATTGCAGAACTAAAGGTGGCAATAATTGATTCAATATCAGATACCGTAATAATTGATTCTGATATAGCGGCATTTAAAACACGAGTTCCGTCTGTATTGTCAGCTAAAGTTAAAGCCTCCAAAATATTAACAACGTAAGAAGTCCCGCCTCCTAATCCAGCAAAAGTAGGTTGAGCAAAAGCTGCATATCCAAACACTATCTAGTTCCTACCAATGTTTTTACTTCGTCTTGAGTTAGACCAAGTGCGGCTAGTTTAGCTAGTGCAGAAGCCTTTGTATCTATGGCAGCTTGTTTTGCAACTGTTTCTGCGGTTTGTAATTCTGATAATTTAGATTGGGCTTGTGCTAAATCATATTGAACTATTTTTTCATTTTGGTCATAAGCAACATCGCCACGAATAGTAACTACAGATGGGTTTAAAACATAAATTGCTTGGTGAATATCAATCATATTAGCTTCCTGATATTTCTAAAAGAGTTACATAACTACCAGTACCAACAACAGTTGAACTTCCTTGATAGTTTATATATGCAGTTCCGCCATAAGAACCCCAGTAAATAGTATAAGTTGTTGAAGAAGTAGTGGATGGAGAATCTAGATAGGGAAACGAAATTGAACTAATAACACCACCTGAACCAGAATATAATGATCCTAAATATCCACCACTTTGTGAATACCCATGTTGATAAACATTAGTTGCGCCTCGATATATGGCAATACCCATACCAAGGCCAGGTCCAACATATATATTGGTTATATTAGGGATAACTAAAATTTTATTATTTGTACTTTGTGGTGTAATGGATGCAGATATTCCTGTGGATGCTAAAGAACCGCCACTAGAAACGCTAATTTGACCAGACTGTATTGTTCCTTGCACAACCTGAATTGGAACTTGTCCTGAACCGATAATAGTAACTGCCATGATTACACTCTAGCTTTAAGGCTACGCAAATCTTCTAAAGTTGTTGCGGAATCGGCTAAAGAAGTTACATTACGCAGTCTTTGTTTTTCAGCAACAATAGCGGATGTATCTGCATTAGTTTCTAAGGCTCTTTGGAATAGAACATCTTGTGCGGAAAGTAATGGCTCACGCTCTGCTCTTAAACGCTTCTTAGTGATTTCTTTAGCTTTAGATAAGCTAACATTTACTTTACCGTCAGCAAGTTCCCAGGCATCAAAAAAGTCGTTGTATTGGTTAGGTAAATCAGTAATGTTAACAATGATAGAACCTTTTGGGGTATCTTTTAATTGCACTTGCTCAATTGGCAATTCACCAGTAGGGATGCAAACTGATACACCACCATTATCGTTAGTAAAAATAATTGCTTGTGTCATTTTAAATCCTTAGTCGAAAAATACAATATAGTTTCTTGAAAAATTGTAATAATTATAAACACTATAAGAATAGCCAGTTTGAACACCAAGTCCAGTTGTTGATTTTGATGTATAAGTGTTGTTTTCTTGTATGGAAACACAAGCACCTCCTGGTGTATTAGTGGTTCCAGCAAAAACATAATTAGAATCTGCTAAAGCATTTGTAAAAGTAATTGTTTGATAACCTGTTGAATTAATTGTTACGCTAGAAACATTGTAGCTTTTTAAAACAGTACCAGAAGAATCATAAGTTACCCAAGCCTTTGCAGAACCTTGAATACAGTTAGTAGAAGAAGTGCTATTAGTGCCGTCTGATAGTGTTGCGATTGTGAGTGTGCCAGCCATAAGTTATCCTTAATTTCCTAAAACTATAACGCTACCACGCACAGGATCTAATGCACCAGCAACACCGCCATTCCATGTCATTAATAGTCTAAAACTTGATGTTGTTGGAGCAAAAGAATATGGTGACGAACTACCTGCAAATGGACAAAGAAATAAAAATCCAGTATTACTAGTATTTATATTTGCACCGCCAGCAACAGCGTAATTTGTGTTTGCCATAGCAGTTGTAAAAGTAATTGTGTAATCGCCTGTGCTGTTATAGGTTATAGAAGAAACATTAAAAGAACCGTTAATTGATGGTGTTGTTCCGCCAGTAAATTGTACCCATGCTTTAGGAATACCAGTCATGCCATTTTGCGTGGCAAGAACTCCGCTACTTGCTCTTAGTGTATCTACAGTTAATTGTCCAGCCATTATGTTATCACCCAGTATGCGCCAGTATCTACCGTAATGGTATAACCTGTGGCAATTGTTATTGGACCCGCAGTAAGTAAGTTATAGTTTGCAGGGACTGTGTATGTGTACTGTATAGTTTGAGCGTTTAAGTTTCCAATTGGAACCGTTGCCCCTACTGATCCGTCAATGATGACTGCCATAATATATCCTTACTCGTAAAGAATGTTAATTGAGCCAGCATCAAATGTATCTGTGCCGTTTACTGTAGTAATGCGAACTCGGTCTAATGTGCCACCTAAAGCTAGTGAACCACCAAAATAAAAAGCTCTTGCTGCATCAGATTCACCACCAACATTAGTTGCACACCAAGTATTGCTTCCTAAAAGACAAATGGTCATTAACCCATGAGCAACATAAGTTGTTCCTTGAGAATTTTGAGATATGCCAAAACCAGTTGTAAAGTTTGTGGCTGTAGTACCACCATTACTACTAAGAATTGAACTGCCTAAATATCCACTAGAAACTATACCTCCTGAAGTACCTATTTTGACTAAAATATCAGATGAGCCATTTGTAGAAAGTCCAGAATAAGCAACAGTTACACGTTTAACCCAACTAGGTATGCTAGTAAAATCAATACTTGTACCTGATGTAGACGCTTGTGCAGTACCGCTAACAATGTTAGTAGATACACCTTGTACCGCAATAGTGCCTGTGCCGTTAGGTACAGTAATAGTATTGGCCCCTGCACTAGTTTGAAATGAAAGATTGCCTGAAGTGTCACCACTTAAATTAAGTGCTGTGCTAGAAGTTGTTCCAGCGGAAATTATTGAAGCCATAAATTAATTCTTTCCTTCAGCAAATACGTTAACAAATACTGTGCCGTCTTCTAATGCTTCAATTTCGTGCCATTCACCAGCAGGTAGATTTAAAGGCTGACTATCTTTATTCATAGTGTAACTACGGCCTTCTAAACTAACTAAACAAGAACCGTTGTGGCAAATAGTGGCATGAGAGTATGCGTGACTATGGCTAGGTAAACCCTGTCCCTTATCTGCGTGATACACATTTAACTGCGCACCATCGTAGGTAAAGTTATGCTTAGGGGCTAATACATTTAAATTCATGCTGTTTGTGTGCCAGTAGTCTGCGGCTGATTTTCTGCTGGTGTAATTGGCTGTGGTTTTGGTTTGTTAGTTGTTAATATTGTTCCATCCCATGTAAACCCAATATCGCCAGCACCTAATTGTTCTTCTAAAACATAATCTATAACTTTTTGTTCATTGTTAAATACTTCAACCCAAATCATGGCTAAAGTTGTTGCATCAATTAATTGAATAGACCCTGTAGGTGGTTGCCATGTATTAGTATTTCCATCCCAAACAACATTGTTTGTTACTATATTAGATTCAACTATTAAATAATTTTGAGTAGTCATTTTTTATCCTTACCATTCAATTAAAACAATACCTGATGAACCTGATCCACCTGATGCAGATGCGGATCCTGTAAATGCAGTTCTTACAGCACCACTACCACCATTACCATAACCACTTGCATTATTTCCATTTGATGCACCAAAGTTAGTTTGTCTTTTAACTCCATTTGCTCCAGACCCAAAAGCACCTCCACCACCAGCACCAGCATCATTACCAGCAGCAAATGCACTGCCACCATTACCACCGCCTGATGCACCGCCTCCGCCTGATCGTGCGATTCCACTTCCACAACCATTCTCACTATAACCTGATCCACTACTACCACCGCTTATTCCGTAATCAGCACCCGATGTTCCACCACCACTACCAACAGTACCGCCATTACCATTTATTGTTGTAATGCTTTGTGTACCTGATGCAACAGTTGTGTTGCCACCACTACTACCGCTACCACCACCACCACCAATAGTAACGCTAAGTGTATTACCTGAAGTTAAACTTGTTAGATATTTAACTGCTAATCCACCACCACCACCGCTAGTTCCGTCAGCTGCATTACTTCCAGACGTTGAATTACCCCCAGCACCACCACCAACACAAGTAACTTTAAGTGCAGTTACACCTGATGGAATAGTAAATGTTCCTGATGAAGTAAATACTTGCCCCAAAATTCCAGGTAATCCTGCGCTTGGTGTGGCGGAAGTCCATGTAGTGCCGTTAGAAGTGAGTACGTTTCCTGCAGAACCTGGGGTAACTCCACCTGTTGTAGTTAATATAGTACCTGTACTTGCAGGTAAACTTAATGTATTGGTACCAGCTACGGCTGGAGCTGATATTGTTATAGCGCCTGATGTATCGCCTGAAACTACAATTGAACTCATAGCACCACCCATCGACTACTAGCAGGCACGGTTACGGAAACTCCGCTAGATAAAGTAACAGGTCCAACAGAATGGGCTGAATATCCAGTAGGAATTGTATAACTAGCGCCTATTGTTAAATTGTTTACAAAAAGACCATTAGATGCTGAAATTTGCGGTGCAGTTGCAGTATTTAATGTATCTTGATTAACAGAACGACCTGCTGGGTAGGTAACAAAAACGTTAACCGTACCACTAAATGTAACTGCAGAACCAGAATTAGAAGATGAATAAATCGTGGTTCTAGTTAAGGTTGGGCCTGTGGTTGAGTATGTACCTAACCCAACCTCCCAATTTCCTGCTGTATCAAAAGCACTATAGTAAGTTGTATTGCCATTGCCAACACCAGCGGTAAATGACTGAAATCCAGTCGAAGATCCGCTTAAGGTAAAGCTAACTGTAGTATTAGCTGTACCTGTTTGTTGTACTCTATCTGCTAGAACAAGAGCCATCTAAGACTCCTTAGCTAGTAGCCGTTGTTGTGTAAGTAACGGCTAAAGAATCGCCATTGGCTACAGTTTTTGTACCGCCAGTAAAATTACCCGCAGAATACAAAATGCCAGTAGTAGTATCTTTAGTAGCTGATGCACTTGCCCCAGAGTTAATAAAGCAACCAATAACGCTTCCAGATCCTGTCATAGAAAATGTCAAAGCAGAAGCAGTTTTGGTAGCAATATTAGTAGGTGTTGTGCCACTATTAGTTGCAGCAAGCCACGATGGAGATTGACGGTTTCCTGAGTAAGTAGGGGCATTAGCCAAACCAGCTTCTAACCAGGTATGGGAGGCCATAGTATCAGCGGCAGTATATGTGCCTGTTCCTGTGCAAAGACCTAGATAGTTAGCGCCAGATGCTGTACCACCACCCGTGCCTGTAGATCCAAAGTAGTAATCAAACAAAGCTTGTTTGCCTACTGCGGTTACTAAATTAGGAGCATCATCTTCCCATTTAATATTGCCGTCTTTGTCATAACAAACAACGTGGTAGAAACCTTGAATGCCCATACCTTCATTGTGACCAGAGCCACGAGTAACGGTTGCATTACAAGTATCACCAAAATTTGATAATTCATTGCTCATAAAAATTCCTTAACTAAAACGAATAATGGCATATGTTGCATCTGCCGTTGGGAAAGTTACTGTAAAAGTTCCATTACAGGTTTTATCAGACCCAAAATCTAATACTGCCACAGCCGCATTTGTAGTGCTATTGTAAATCAATGCCCCCCTACAGGTAAAGGCGGCAGGGTTCCATGTAGCATTATTAAACGATACATAGGCTGTTTGACCGCTACTGGCTGGAACTATTGGGGTAAGGGTTTTCCCGCCAGCTGTATAGCCTGTCCCAGTAATTTCATTGTTGGTCGTATAAGCAAGTGTTGCATATGACAAATCAGCCAAAGCCGTATAAAGGGCTATTTTATAAACATAAGTAGTACCAGCGGCAAAGTTCTCTAAGCCGCTTAAAACGTTCTTTTTAAAAACTGTACATTGCCCTTGTTGAATAGTCATTAAAAGCCTCTACCGCTTACGTTAAGTTTAAGTTGGCCATCACGATAAGCATCACCACGCTCCAGGCCATCGCCAAGACGTTTAGCTTGACCAAGGGCTTCTTCATACATCTTTTGATAGTAAACAACAAGGTCTTGCTCGCCCTTCATAAAGAGCATAGCTTCCCGCATTGCACCATAAAACAATACTGGATCAAAGTTATCGCCCAACCAGCTTTCTCCAGCAGAATTGCTAATGGTGGCAACCGTACAAGAAAAGCCAGATCCTGAGCCGCCAAGGTAAGTATTGCTTGCACTAAGGGTATCCCCTACCGTATAAAAATTACCGCCTGTAGTGACCGTTACAGCGGTTACAGCGTTACCAGCAACAGTAATAGTACCTATTGCGCCAGTACCATTACCGCCTGTTAACGGAACATTAGGGTAAACCCCATTAGTATAAAAAGTACCACCACTAGTAATAGCGTTTATAGACTTTATAATGCCTTGAACAATAGACTCTGGGTAAAAGAAATAATGTAGTTCTACGTTATAACTAGCGTCTGGAGTTGGGCCAACAATAAAACTCAATTCATTAGGATAACTATATTGCGGTCCAAATAAAGCGTAATATTTAGGAAGACCAGTAGAAGTTGGTAATGGATATGCTTCTCTAATAAAGTTAACGTCTTTATTTAACAAATAAGAATATGTTCCACTTCCATCAATTACCGCCAAAGAATAACTAGCTAAATAGTCAGTTGGAGCAGAAAGATACTTATTGCTGGCAGTAAAGCTTCCAGTTACGTTTTTACGCAATGATGGAAATTGAACTGTATTAAATATGCGTTTTTCAGCTTCTTGAACAAAAGTGGGGATATTCGCTACAAATAACGATTCCGTATTCTCAGAGTAGTCCTGTATCGCCTGATACAGCTGCACATAGTTCATTAGGGTTTACCCTACTAGGCCATTGGCCCACGAGATTTAATACCCTTGATAGCAGCTCCATAACCACGCATTGTGATGCCATCAGTCTTTTCTTTGCCTGTGCCATAGCTTACGCCATTAGGTACTGGATCTTTTAAATCAGCATCCATAGCAGACTTAGTATAAGCATATACACCAGCCTTCATAGGAGCCTCACCAGCTGCTACAGAAGCGCCATTAGCTTTATAAACAGATGCATCTTTGTTTTCTTTAGCATGACCTAAAGGCATTGGAGAACTATTTTTAGTAGTTGTTTTTGGAAAATCATTCTTAGCCATGATTAACGTCCTCTTTGGTTAGCTATACGAGCCATATTTTTACCCATAGCTTTCATGTTCTTGTTTAAAGAACTTTTATTTGTTTTTGGGCCGTTGTCGATGATTTTCTTACCATCATTAGGCATCACTTGAACTTGTGTTTTACCTCTGCTGACTATGCCATCTGCTGCTTTTTTATATCCCATGATTTACTCCTAAGTTGTTGATATTGTTACTGTACCTACTGCACCTACCGCAATCAAGTAGTTTGGGGTTAAAACAGTATCAAAGCTACTCGCACCACCAACAGGGTTCCATCCCCATTGGAAAACTCTACTGCCGCCTTCTTGATAGCCAATTTGATCTAATGTATTACTACTACCATTAGATGTTTGCAAACCGCTTTGTCCAGAAGCGTAATAACTGGTATCTGGTCTTGGTTCCCGTACTGCCTGGGGATCATTCACAGGATACATACCTAATTGTAACTGAGGCTGGTCAGGTTCCCAACACTCAGGGCATACTTTTATGCTGACCTGTTTGGTTTTAATTGTCAGCTTTTTGAGCTGAACTAACTTAAACCGCTGACCACATCGGTCACATTCGGCAATTGAATACTTACCAGAAGCAAAGTTTGACGGCATTACTTACCTCGAATAAAACAAATTACGAGGAACCCATCTAATTGGAGCAGTTTCTCGATCTTCTTGAGAAGCCAAGTTAAACTGATCTTCATAATCTTGCTTTAGAAACATCACCCTTTCTGGTGAAATCCCTGCAATTTTAACGCTCAGGAAATAGGCTAAACCAGCCGCCATGCAGTTAATAAAGCGGAATGGTACGTCTTGTATATTGACACCTGTTCCAGCGTCTTGAACCCGTCTCATGCGCCAGTAAACCAAAGTGTATGGTCCACCTCCAGAATCAGGGGTAGGCCAAATATTGACGCATGGCAAGTATTGGACGGTAATATAAGTATAGTTAGGATTAGTTCCAGCTGTGTGGGCAGCAGCAGTAGTACCGTTTTGACCACGCCAGCAATTAGTTAGAACGTTACCTACCAAATTTGTATAAGCAATAGTTTCGTTATCAATCTTAATATATCCAGTAGAACGTAGGTTTACTACGGATCCATCGGTAGTTGCCAATGTGATTGAGGTATCTGTAGCTGTAATATTTGCTGCCAAATAAATGGTAGTTGAGGTGTCTTCATTGCCAGATTGGCGGTTAAAGTAAACCTGTACTGGACGGCCAGTTGTTAGCTTATTAGGAATAGTAGCGTAAGTAGACTCAGATATACGAGACAAATTGATATCAGTTTGGTTAGATGTACTGGCATTACTTGTCCTTGTTTCTAAATCTAAAATATCAATGGTATCTGTTGGTATGTTGTAGATTCCTTGGTTAGTTACCAAAGGAATAGAGCATTCTTCAACTGTCCATAGGTTAATACCACGGTTAGCCCATTCAATGCTCATTAGATTCAAAGACCGTCTTGCAGTCCTTAAATCATATCCAGAACGCAGCTGCGAACCACAACGCTCAAACGCTTCCTCAACCAGTTCGGAAAGGTCTAAGTTAAATATCGTGGTTCCTGAAGTAGATGCCATTAGTTAGCCTTTTTAGCAACTTTTATAGTTTTTTTAGCAACAGCTTGTTTAGTTCTGGTTGTTCTAGATGGTAAAGGTTTTGTTTTTTTTACTGGTTTTTTATCTTCAGCAACAGGAAAAGGCCACATTTGAAATTCTGGAGGTTTTATATCCAGGTTAACTTTACCTACCTGCATATCAATCTTTGGCATATAGCCAAGTTTGTCAAATAACCAAGTAATAGCAAAGTTCATTTTTTTAAACCTTTTAGGGTTTCCGCCAGTCTAGCTCGCTTGCCTAACTTACCAGGCTTTTTTGCAGCTGCAGCTAATTTGCTGGACGGAATCTTTTTATCAGCAGAAACACCCAGTTCTTTTTTTAAAGCGCCAGGTTTTTTAATTGCTTTTTGAATCCACTTTTCAGCCATGATTATTTCCTTTTTGCAGTCTTAGCAGATTTAATAAAGTCCTCTTTAGTAGGCGCACCTGGAGAACCAGGCTTACGCATCTTTTCACCAGAGCCAGCTGCAATACGAGCTTGCTTTTTATGAATATTTTCGTAAAGGCCGCCATTTGCCATTTTTTTAGGTTTAACACCTTTTTCTTTCATAGATATTGCAATAGCTGCTTGTTGAGCAGCTCCTCCTTTAGCATACATATCAGAAGCAGTTAATTTTCCTGGATTTTTAAGCATTTTTTTAACAATTGGAGCCATGCTCCCAGGAACCTTAGATACTTGTACTGGACCAGAATGTTTTATTGATCCACCTTTGGCGTACATATCAACGTCATTAGGATTATCCGTTCTATGGATAACTTTTTTCTTAGGCATTTTGGAGGGGGCTATATTACCCATACCACGACTTGCCATCATTAGCACTTACCGCCTTTTTTCATGCCTTTGTCAGAGCCAGCCATTTTAATAAATGTGCCTTTTGTTTTGCCTTTAGATGCAACACCATTAGCTTTAGAAAGTTGGCTTACTTTGCCACCTTTTTTCATTGTTCCCATTGGCGCAGCTGGAGGAGCCATAGGAGCTGCTGGTGCTTGCATACCAGCCGCAGAAGGTGTGCGCATTGCACGGGCAGCCATCATAGCCATTGCTGGATTAGTTGATTTTTTTTTCATTACATTTTTCCTCCGCCACACATTGAAATCATAGTTCCTTTTGTTTTGCCTTTAGTGGCACAGCCGTCTGCACGAGCAGATGCAGAACCACCTTTGGCTAAATTTAAAGAAGTGCCTTTACCACCTTTATGCTCTTGCATATCGTGTTGTTTAAAAGCTTTTTTAATCATAGCAACATCTTGTGCCTTGTCCATCTTCATATCTTCTTTGGCATCAGCCATGCCACCTTTTTTCATATAGCCCATTTTGTTACGCACAGGCGTAGGCAACTTTGCCAATCCTGGATTTTTTTTCATATCTACTGGTTTCATAGTTCCGCCTTCTTTAAATTTTTTGCCTTTATCGGCAGTTGCAAAATCTTGGCCCACGGACTGTGGAATGCCTACTTTTTTAGCAAATGCTGGATTATGAGCAACTGCTTCCATCAAATTATGTTGCTTTTTTGATACGCTTGGCATTATTTATTTCCTAATAAGCTCATCAATTTTGCTTTCAAGTTTGTTAAACCTTGCGTCCATGTGTTCAACAATGCGTTCAACTTCTGCTTTAGTAACATTATCACGGGCCACCTCTTCTCTTGTTTTGTTTAACAAAATATCAATACGTTTTAATTCATTGAACTTTTCGTGCATCATATAACCAATAAGGGCAACAAATATAGTTAACCCACCAGTCCAAAGTTCCATCATATCTAGCATTTCCACCTCGCAAGGGAGGCAGCTTTTCTAGTAGGACGGCCTTTTTCATCTTTCATAGGTCCTGGCATACCAGACATCCGAGCGCAAAATGATTTCTTACGAGGACCGCCTTCTGGTTGGGGAGCTTTTAAATTCGAGCCAGTAGCCGCATTATATTTAGCACGGCCTTTGGCGGTAAGCCCAGCGCCCTTAGATACAGGCAGCTTCTCACCACGGCCAATTGCAAGAGAGGGGCCTTTCTTTTTGTTAGCCATATTAAGCCTGTGCTTCTTTCCAAGATAAACGAGCCAAAACACTATTTGAAGCGCCACTAACGTTTTGAGCAACTACATACAAAATGTCTGGACCGTCTGGGTATAAACCAGCTTGTGCAGTAGGAATGGTGTTAACCGTTCCGCCACCTAAAATGGAGTTACCTAGATCTCGAACTTGACTTAAATCTAAAGTGGTCTGACCGTTAGTGTTGGTAAACGCAGCAGCTACAGATTCTCCACCAGAAATGGTTGCAGCAGCAGTTGTATTTGCAGCAACTTGAGCTAATGAAGAAGTAAAGCCACCTGAAATACCTGTTGCTGGAGGAGCAAACGAACCGCTAAAACTTGTGCAATAACCATTTAATACTAGGTTAATCAACATAGTTCCAGTAGTTACAAGACCTAATTCAATTAACTGTAACTGCATACGGTTAATAATTTCTTTAACGCCTAACAATCCTGTTGTTCCGTTATCAACCGATGGAGCAATACGAATTGCCAAAATAGGGCAAGTAGCAGCTGATGCCAATGT